TTATTGCGGAGTAGATTTTCGAGCTTTTTTCTCTGAAAAGAAATCATTTATAACACCATCAAAAATATCTACTGCTTCATCATCCATTTCAGGAGTGAATGTTACATATCTATCTAAGGTTACTTGAACTGAGGCATGACCAAGTCTTCTTGATACTGCTTTGACATTTGTTCCAGCTTCTAGTGCTTTAGTTGCATAGAAGTGTCTCAATGTATGAAATCTAAATTCCTTGTTGTATGGTTTGAGCTTCTTTTGAATATTTCTTCTAACGTAGCTAGGTCGCTTTAGATAACCTTTTGAATCACTACACACATATTTACCCCCTCCAAATGTTTTACCGTAGAGAAGGGCGAATTTATCCAAATTAGACTTATACTTTTTTAACATTTCTATCAAATCATTAGAAACTTTAATATTTCTAATCGATGTAGGTGTTTTTGTTGCAATTTCATGAATACCACCAATTTCACTTATTTGCTTATTGATATCTAATGTATGATTTTCAAAATCAACATCATCCCATGTTAAACCAAATATTTCAGAGCATCGTGCACCAGTGTAAAGAGCAATGTAGAAAGAAATGTATTCTGGGTCAGTTTCATGGAACAGGGTAGGAATTAGCCTCAAGGTATCTTCATCTGGCAATTCATAATTTAAACATTTATCTTTTTTATATTTTTTCTTCCTGATATAGAGATATGGATTATTAGCTATAAATCCTTGATCAAATGCTAAACGAAGCATTTGTCCTAAAACGATATGAACATTTTTCATAATGTATTTAGTTAGGTGTTCAGATGCTTCTGTAATAAAGTTTTGAACCACCATGACATTTATATCTTTTAAATATAAATGGCCTAAACAAGGCTTAATATGATTGTTGTAAACGCCTGTATATCCATGCATTGTATTTTCTTTTAATGATTTGTTTATTGCTTCATTTTTTAACCAATAATCATACAGTTCGTTTACAGTCATTTTATTTTGAATATTCTGATAGCCCATTCGATTATACGCATCTAGCTTGATTTTTAAATTTTCTTTTGCTTCTTTTAAAGTAGCACCATAAGCATAAATCCTTTTAGGATTTCCATTTTCATTTTTACCAACAACTTCATTTACTTCATATGTATATTTACCATCTTTTTTCTTGATTTTTCTTGCTTTTGACATAAATCACGTCTCCTTTCGTATAATAAAACGCCTATGGACATAAACAGGCGTAATATATTTAATTAAGCTTCAATGCTTTTTCTTTTTCAAAAGCTATAATCATTTCAGTTATATCAATCATATCTTCAGGACTGACAGTATGATCAACAGCTAATATTGAATTTTCATAGACATCTATATAATCATCTAACATTTCAGGATGATTATCATAAATGTAATCTAGGTTTTTATCGTGGTTGGTATTTTTCATATTATTGTTTCTTTAGTTCAACTACTTTGCTGACACCTTGCATAGAAGCGGTAAATGAAAGAATATCATTTTTATATGTAAATTCTTTTGTATCATCATTTGAAGCTAATAGTGCATTTTTAGTTTTTTCATGGTCATTATTAGATACCCATGAATATTCACTAGTGGCAGTAGTAGGAACATCATATGAACCGACCCAATAAGTTGCTTTTGTTTTTCCTTCATCCGTTACCCAATCGATAGAAATAACGTTATCAGAAATTGTAGCTTCCATCCATGCGCCTTCATTTTCATCTGATTTCCAAGTTCCTGTTAAATTTAAAGGTTCTTTCTTTTCTTCTTTTTTTGTTGTAGTTGTTTCTTTTGAAGATGAATTGTCTTTTGAACTGCTATTTCCACATGCAGTTAGAGATAGAACTAAAGTTCCAATTAATACTAGACTTAATAATTTTTTCATTTGTTTTTCCTCTTTTCTTAATATTTTTATAATTTGAATTGATACCATATATTAGCTATACTTATATCAAAGAAAGGTGGTATAAGCATGAGTGATATTTATATTTATATTTTAGTAATTTTAATTACAGTTGGTATATGCAGCTTATTCGGTGTTTTTTATGTTTCAAAAGTCATTTCAAATCAACGCAGGCTTGAAAATGAGATAATTGAAACAACTAGAAAGGCAGTGAAAAAATGAAATTGATAATATGCACATTGTTATGTATAGGTACTATTTTCATATGTTGCAACATCATCAGCCATCAATTAGAAACAATTGTACTGAAACATGAGATAGAACTGATTGAGTTGGCTAAAAAAGAACTATCAAAAGTTATAGACATAGATCAATAAAATTTTTTCCTAAAGGGGTTAATTCTAGGATTCCTTTTTGAATATCAAAATCTTTACATTCAAAATCAGGGTTCTCTATATTTTTAAGTATTTCTTGTTTTGTGTTTTTAAAAAAAACGTTATCTTTATAAATTTGATAGAAATTGTTATCAGTAAGCCAGTTCTGAAAATCAAGACTGACAAGACCTAAACGTTGTAAATTAATTAACGAATCAGAATATTTGCGTATATTATCTGGATTATCGTGAATAAATACATATTTTTCATAATATTTTTCGCCAATAGTTTTTAAAATAAGCCTATAATTAACGATAGGTAACGCACTTGTTTTCTTATCTCTAAAAAGAGTAAGAATCATTGCTTCTTTATGAGATATTTGTTTAATTGCTTCAACAAAATATGGTGAAATCTTGTCATTATCTCTATCATCACATGATGCAGCAATTAATTTTGCAAACATTTCTTTAAATTGTGCTTCTTCATAGTAATATTTAGATGCTTCAATAGCAGGACCAACGATATACATTGTTGGTTCCTTTAAATTGTCTTGAGGAATAGCTTCAATGTTTTTATTTATTTCTTTTTTGAATTCTTCTAGATTTTTTTCTTGTCTAATTTTTTGCTTTTGTCCCCATACACCTAACCATCCCAAAACACCATCAACTAAAAGTCCTATGTTTTCTCCAATACTTTTTGAAGTTGGTCTAACAATATCGCTAGCTACATCTTTTCCTAATTTTGCTGTTTGTTTTGCACTTTCTACGACTAATGTTGTTTCATATAATTGTTTGTCTTTTTCATCCATTTACAATTCCTCCTTCCTCTTAATTTTGATTATTTTTTGTATTCACCATTTTTTCTTGTTTTTTTGTTTTTATCTTCTTCATTTACATAAATATGAACATTTGTTTGATTTTTTTCTTTTAATAAACCTATTATTTCTTGATTTTTTTCTTTCAGTTTTTCAATTTCGCCATGCAAATCTTCATTCAATGGATTTAACGATTCCAATTTATTGGATATTTCATCAAGTTTACTATTAATGTCATCTTTAAACTGAATGGTCTCCTCATTACTTTTTCTTGTTTGTTGTATAGATTCACCTATGCTAAATAATGAAATACCAAATGCTAAAATAGCAAATCCATTATAAACACCAGAATTATTTTTTATTAAGTGACAAATAAATTCTATAAGGTTACTAATCATAACTATGAAACCAAAAAGGGAAAATAATAGACTGAGCGTAATGAATATATTGTCCAAATTATTATTGATGTACTCTTTTATTGACGATAACGAACTTTTTTTGTAGTCATTAATAAAATATCTAATAAAAATAATTATAAGTATAATTACAATAATACTAATGATTGTATTCATTATCTTAACCTCCTAAAATTTTCTCATTCAACGAATACCACACTTTAAGCGGTATTCCTTTTTCTTTTACAATAAATTCAATATTTTCAATATCTTTTATATTATGTAGTTCTTCGAACATCAGTAATCTAATAGCAAATTCATTTGCTTCTCTTTCTAAACGAGTTTTATAGACTCGCCTTAGAAAATTAAAACTGATGTCTTTATCAAAATGCAGGACATAGTGTCCCAACTCGTGTGCTATAAGAAAATTTTCATAAGCACAATCTAAATCACTTCTTACAAATATGTAGCCTTTAGAATCAACAATCATCAGTCTTGAATCTAAAGTTTTTGCTTTGAAATCTTGATACTGGATAGATACATCCAAGTGATAAGCAATTTCTTTTACATTTGATGTTTTAAATTCATAAAATAGAGCTTCTATTTTACTGTTTATATTCATCCATAAGCACACTCCCTTAATTAATATTATTTGTGCTTTCTAGATATAATCTTCAACATATCAGCAATATCATCTGCCATTTCCATGATTTCATCAGACATATTTTCTAAATCATACCCACCAAAATCGGCTACCATTTCTTGTTTTAAAATGAAGCTTAAGGCTTCTTGTGGAGTAGAGAAAGATATATTTGATTTAGATGTATTTTTCTTTGGTTTGTCGTAAATAGACATATCACTATCAACATCAGTTCTACACATTATGTAATCAAGTGTTACATTGAAGAAATTTGCAATTTTTACCATTTTGTCAATTTCAGGTGTTCGCTTATTGTTTACATATTGAGAGACTGTTGCTTCAGAATCTGAATAACCATACTTTTCATTAAATTTTTCCACAAATTCTTTTTGCGAAAGTCCATTCTTTTTTATTAATTTTTTTATTCTATCTCCTGGTCTATCATAATTCATTTTTAAGCCTCCTAAACAATCTTTTTCTTATATTAAAATTAACATTTTTTATAATAAAAGTAAAAAAGATTAGAGCAAACTTAACAAATATTATAATTTATTATTGACTTTCAATTTGTGTTAAGTTACTATAGTAGTGTAAAGTTAACGCAAACGTAAAGAGAGGTGAAACGATGAATGCAAAAATTAACACAAGGAAAATTAAAGCAAGACGTGTTGAGTTAGACATCAAGCAAAAACAGATGTCTGAAATGCTTAAATGCTCCACGGTTACTTATTCTAAAAAGGAACGTGGCATTGTAGATTTTGAAGGCAAGGAATTACTTATGGTTTCTCAGGTATTAAAGATACCAATGGAGGAACTATATATTTTACCCAATACTTAACGCAAACGTTAATTTTCTATCAAGCACAAACATATTTTAACTGATATTTAATGAAGTTTCCTAAAAAGACACTCTATTAAATACAAACATTTGGAGTTTAAAGAAAGGAGAAATAAATTATGAAAGAAAAAACTTGGGCGCAGTATTTAGAAGAAAAAGAAGAAAGAGAATATAGACAACGCCAAGAAGATAGAAAAAAAGAAGTATTGGCCGCAGTTATGCCAGCTTTAAATGCTTTTGGAATTACTGATGTTGATTATGTGATTGAAGAAACACAACATGTACTAATTGTTGAAGGCGTACAAATATCATCCTGCGAATATAACAGCATGCAAGCAATCATGCAAGAAGTTGCTGGATATATATTTGCTAAAAGATGGATTCCAACACACCGCAAGAAAAAGGATCCTTGTATAGATAGCTGTGTAGAAAGAATTACAGAGCACTGGAAAGAGGAGGAAAGATAACAAATGGCAAGAGAACTATATGGTCCATTGTTTTCAGTAAAGAAAGCAGCATCCTATTTAGGAATTGGAATTAACAGAACGTATGACTTAGTCAAAAGTAACAAGCTAAGACATATTCCAGATAAGAACGGTTCTTTGATTGCTAAAAGTGTTTTAGATGATTATATCGAAGAACAGTATCAAAAAAGTTCTTAATTAAAAAACAAATAGATTACTGGTCATCAAGGAGCCAATCTCTAACAAAGCCTATTTTATTAGATTCCTAAAGTTGATGATCATAGAAACACCAAATTAATAACAAATTTCTTATTAATACAATACGTGAAGTTTTCATTTTGTAATAGAGGTTGGTTCCTTGATGGCTGGTAATGGAAAGGAAAGAAGATTTATGAGTAAAAATTCATTAATTATCATGTGCTGTATTTTGTTTGTTGTCATTGCTGTTTTAATCCACATGTTAAAGGAATTTAAATGGTATCAAAAATCTTACTATGAATTGGCAAATAAGATTGCCAAAGATAGAAGAGATAGAAAAATGCTGGTTCGTGCGGATAGAGAAATGATCAAGAGTGAAATAGATAAAAAATTTCTAGCAATTCTTAGAATTTCTCAAAGAGAAGATTATCCAAGAAATCGTTTTGAATTGGGCTATGAATCAGGAAGATTTGAAGTAGAAGTTAAAAACTTATTTCTATCAGGTGGTCTTACAACACATGAGGAAAAGTTTCTTAAAAAGTGTGAATACATTGCAATGTTTGAAGTGAACGAAAAGGAGGTGTAGTTATGAAGTTATCTGGAAGAGGTCTTGCAACAACAATCATCATTGCATTAGCTGCTGGTCAGTTATGTGTAATTGGCTTAAGAAATTTCTTGGATTTTATTTTCAGATAAAAAAATAACAGCACTTAAAAAAGTACTGTTAAATCAAAAAACCAAAATAACCAATAACAATTATAACCAATCAAAGGAGAAATCGCAATGAAATTATCGAAAAAAGGTGCAGTTACTCTAGCAACAGCATTAGTAGTATTCCTTGTTACTATTGGTCTAATGCTATCAAGAGTTAAAGATTTAGAAAGTTCATATGATGAACAATCAAAGCAAATGCAATTATTGAAAGATGAATACAATTCTCTTTCAAATGAGTTATCGGCTGAAAAGTCAGAGAGAACTAAATATCAAAGATTGTATGATGAAGTTTCTATAAGAAATGAACAATTAGAAGCTGAACTTGAAAATTGAAGATGTCTTGGCCAGTTTGTTATTACATACTATTGGCCAGGAGAAGACATTTATGGTCGTTTAACTTCTACTGGTGCTATTGCTGAAGAAGGAAGAACCATAGCGGTAGATCCTACAATCATACCATATGGTTCGATTATAAAAATCAATGGAAATGAATATCTTGCGGAAGATTGCGGTGGAGTGATTAAGGGTAACAAGATAGATATCTTCGTTGACAGTCCAAAAACGCAAAAGTACACAGTAGAAATCTATATAAAAAGAGAGGAATAGAATATGACAAAAAAAGATTTAGAAGACATTATCCAAACAGCTAAAGCTGCAGGTGCAAATGTCAAAGTTGTTCAAGTTGGTTCAGCAGAAAATGAACCTGTAGAAAGACCAAAAATTCCATTATTTAAATTAGAAGTTGGAATCAAAAAAGAAGGTGATGAACTTAAAGTTATGCCAACTGATGATTGGTGTTTCTTAGGAAGTATTTTTCTAGAAATGGCACCAATTGATATTGACATTGAAAAGGTCAAAGAAATGTTTACACCAGCAAAAAATGCTTTCAATCATTGCTGTAATGAACTGAATAACTACATCCAAGAACAATATAAAGGGGCGTTAGAAGATGAAAAAGAAAGAATTAGAAGAAAGAGTTGCTGATATTGAGGGTTCAATCATGTGTATGGAGTGCAAGGATCATCTAGATAGTGATGATTATCTTCAACTTGGTTATCTCAATCAAGAATTAGCCAGTGCAAAAAAGGATCTGGAAAATGGCAATTACGAACTATGAGGAGTTTTTTCCTAACTGCAACATTGACTATGTAAAAGATGAAAAACATTGGCATAGTCTAAGAGGAAAAGGAATCGGTGGTTCTGATGCAGGAATTGTAATGAACGTAAACAATTACAAAACACCTTATGAATTGTGGGAGGAAAAGACAGGTGCTAAAAAGCCTGTATTTCAAACGAGTGAAGCAATCGAAAAAGGGAATGCATTGGAACCCATCCTCATTGAATTGTTCGGTGTTCTTTATAAAAACAAGTTTGGATTGATTGATACGAAAGATATCAGCCTATCAAACAAGAAATATCCATTTTTAAGAGCAAATCTTGATGGGGCAATGATTGAAATTGCAACTAAAGAAAAATGGGGATTGGAGATAAAATCAACAACCATTCAAAACGTAGCAATGCTCAAAGAGTGGACTAATGATCATATTCCAATATGCTACTACTTCCAAGTTCTGCATTACATGATTACAACGGGATTAAGACATTTTGTCCTATATGCCATTCTTGATATTCCTTGGGCTAACAACGGTGCAGGAAAGCAAGAAACAAGAGTTGTATATCTACATTATGATGATTTGGTGCTAGATGCAAAATATCTATTTAAAACGGAATTGTGGTATTGGAACTTGATTAAAACTAAAACGCCACCGCCATTTTTAGAAAACAGAAATAAAGAATTAAAAGAAGTCAATTAGAAAGGAAAAGTTCACAATGAATGAAATTAGCAAGTTATACGTAGTTACAGTCAATATTGCAAATGAAAAATATTATTTATCCAGCTTATCTGGAACTATTTCCAAATGCATCTGTGATTCGTTAATTTTTCCAAACGAAAATGTAGCATGTTTTTATGCTACAAGAATGGAAAATATTTATCAAGATTCTTTAGGGAAAGTAGAATCAGTTGCTTTTCATGAACTCATCTAAGGCAAATTGGTTTATGGAACATTGATCTAACATTTTATGTGAAAAAGAAATCAGATTCAATATATCAAGACAATTATCTAAACTATCGTATGAATAAATTTTAGGTGTATGAGCTTTAGGGTTTCGCCCGATTTGAGCAATTGAAAGCAAAATATTTTTAAGTCCGCTATATAAATTTTTTTCAGTATCGGTTTTAAGGGAATTAAAAACAATTATTGGGTATTTTAAATCAAAACAAGTATATATCAATCTATTGCCATCAAGGTTTATGCCAGTCATTTTTCTAATCCTATCGTATACGGATTTAGACGCTTCAAAAATTATAGAAAAGTAATCTTCATTAACAATATCTTGAGTGCAAAATTCAAGAATTTGAGGATGAATATTTCTTTCAATTAGTTTTGATTTAAGTAAATCGTATCTTTCGTTTGCTTGGGTTCTGGTTTTAGAAGATTTAATTAAATGAATATTGCCATCTTCCTGCACCTCATAGCCGTAAAAAGAAATGCATTTATTTATTTCATTAATAGATGATTTATATTCATTGTTATCAGAAAACCAGCTACTTGTTGGATGGAATACATATTTAATTATTTCTAAAACTTTGTTTCCACAATCGTAAGTAGTTTGAGTTTCTCTCATCACGAAATCTAATCTTCTCCATTTAGTGGACTGATTACTATTGTCTTCAATATTTAGCTGCTCAAGCATTTTAGTGATTGTGCTTCCAGTCATAATGCTGCCAATTATTCTACTGATAGTTTCTATAGATTGTGCGTCAAATTTATTTATAAGTGTCATTTTAATTTACCTTACTTTCTATCTTAATTTCAGAGTTATTAATACTGATAACTTCATTATAGAGAGTTAAGTTAAAAAAATAAACAGGAGGGATTATATGAATGAATTGCAAATATTCCAAAATAAAGAATTTGGAGAAGTAAGAAGTCTAGTTATTAATAACGAGCCATGGTTCGTTGGAAAGGATGTAGCTGAGGCATTAGGGTATAAAAATTCTAAAAATGCGGTTCCAACGCATGTAGATGAAGAGGATAAGCTAAGTACTCAAATTGAGTACACAGGTCAAAAACGAAACGTTACTGTTATTAATGAATCAGGATTATATTCATTAATTTTATCAAGCAAGCTTCCAAATGCTAAAAAATTCAAACATTGGGTAACAAGTGAAGTTCTTCCAACATTGAGAAAAGCAGGGTCTTATACTAAAGTACCAACTGACCCAAGAGAATTACTTATGTTGACAATTAAAGCACATGAACAAACAGCTCAAAGAGTTGATGTTCTCGAAGAAAAAGTATCAAGCTTAGAAAAATCAACAACAATTGATAGTTCACAACAATATACGCTTGAAAAGATTGCTAAGGCAACTGTAATTAGAACTTTGGGAGGTATTGATTCAAGAGCTTACCAATTAATGAACAGAAAAATTTTCAGTAACATTTGGAGAGATTACAAGAACTATTTCAAGTTGGGTTCATATAGAGATACTTTAAAGACCGAATTTGAAAATGCAAAAGAATATCTTGAATCTTGGTCGCCTGAAGTCAATATAAGTTTAAAAATTAAAGAGTACAACAGTCAATTATCAATGAATTTAGATGCTTAAAAAAGGAGGAAGAAAGAAAATGAATGAGTTTCAAACAGGGCTACTCAATGAATTGGTAGCCGTAAAAATTACAACCAAAGAAGAATTTGAAAAAGTAATCAATTTCTTATCAATCAACAACTGCTTTCTCGTAAATGGAGAGCCAGTTGTCAAATTAACATACCCAGGAGACAAAGCGTTTGTCATTTTAAAACAAGATAATGCAATCTTCTGGCAACCAGCTAATCAAATTTTGGATGAACGCTATAGAGTTGTTAGCGTTATTGAATTCTTTAGACCAGCCGAGGAAGAAAAAGTTGTTGAAGCTAAGGCAGAAGTTATTGAGGAACACGTTGACATTGATGAAAAGCATCTTTCGTTGGAGGTTCAAAAAAGGCCAGCAAATGAAGCAATTGTTTCGAATATTGATGAAATGGTCAAATTGATTCCAGCAATCGAAGCTAAAAAAGGCGTAGTTGTTGATGAAAAGAATTTCAAGGACTTTGTAAAAGCTAAAACTGGAATGGTTCCTTTATATCGTTCATATGCTAAAAAATTAGAAACTGAAAGAAAAGCAGTTAAAAAAGCATACATTGAGCCTTATCAAGAATTTGAAGCAAAAGTAAATAAAGTCGTTAAAGCTTTAAATGATACTGCAAGTGTTGTAGCTGAAAACGTAGATGTATTTGTTCAAAAGCAAAAAGAAGCTCTTAGAAAAGAACGTCAAGCAGCTATTGATCAACTAAAAGAAGTATTAATTTCTAGAAAGATGATTTCAAAGGAATATGCTGATCAGTTCGTTTTTGATGAAAAATGGCTTAACGCTTCAACATCCAAAAAGAAATTTGAAGAACAAGTTGAAGCACAATTCAATGCTTTAATGGAAAAAGAAAAGAATGACAAATTGAATTTAGAAATGGTTGAAAAAACAATCATCAATGCATGTCTTATTGCAAATGTTGATGAAAAGCTTATTTCACGAGAAAAATATCAAGCTCTTTTAAATACTGAAGGTCTTCCTAAAGTAACTGTAATGATTACTGATGAAGTAGACAACATCAAAAAGCAATCACAAGCGGTTGCTCAACAAAAAGAAGCAGAACTTCAACATCAAAAGGAAGAGTTTGAAAAGAAACAAAAAGAAGCAGAACTTCAACACCAAAAAGAGTTGGAAGCAGTCAAAAAACAAGCTTCACAAACAGTTGAAAATCAACCTAAATATACGCCAATCAAACGTGGTGATGAAACGATTGCTAACGTAAATGATAAGTATATCGTTACTGAAATCAAAGAAACAGATCCGAAATTTAAAGGCAGAACATGGAAGAAAACGTTTGAATTTGAGGGTGATTTAGCAGCTCTTCAAATGTTGAATAGATATATGGATGTAATCAAGAGCATCAACCCAACATTCAATTTCGGTGAAGTGAAACTAACTGAAAAAGAGCTTAGTGATCCTCAAACAGGAGTGGTCAGTAAATATAACGTTAAAGAAATTAATTAAAGAAAGTTACGAGGTGAAATTATGAATAAGGTTTATTTAGATAAGAATGGAAAATTATTCGTTAATGGTCATGAAATTAAGGGAGTTATGTCCGTTTCATCAGAAACAGATTATCTAGGTACACAAATAGTTTTAAAGTTTGAAGGTGATTACAAATGCGATTTTATTTCATCAGCAAAAAGGCATTCAGTATCTGAACGCCCTAAGGAATAAACTTAGCAATAAAATCTGTAAGTTCTATCAAACCGTTTTTAAATCTACTTTCCATATAAACAATAGCATTATTTGTGAGAAGGAAGTCGCCACTTACCCACTCCTTAACAAAGCCAACGGATTTTAATTCGTTTAGAATGTCGCCAACATCTTCGATATTAAAATCTAAAATATATGGTTCTCGTTGCTCAAAGTTATTTTTAAATTGTTTTGATCTGTCTAACGAATAACCTTGAGCACGCCTTTCTAGAAATGTTTTATATGTAGAACATAAGAATTTATCAGCTAATTTTGTTAGCACTACTGACACTATTTCACCTCACTTTCGAGGTAAATTATAACACTAAACAAAAGGAGAAAATAAATTATGGCAGTACAAAGCATGGTACAACAAGCAAATGAAGTAAGAGAAAATAAAGTAACAACAATCAAAACAGATACAGGAGAAATCAAGCTATCTTCTAAAATCGTAAAGGCTTATTTGGTCGCTGGAGGAGGTAATGTAAGTGATCAAGAAGTCAAACTATTCATTGCATTATGTTCAGCACAAAAATTAAATCCATTCATCAAAGAAGCACATTTAATCAAATATGGTAGTTCACCAGCAACAATGGTTGTTTCTAAAGATGTCTATCAAAAACGAGCAGATAAGCATCCTGAATATCAAGGAAAGAAAGCAGGAATTATTGTTTTAACCGCTGAAGGAAAAATTGATTATCGCGTTGGTACGTTCTATATGCCATCAAGAGAAGAGTTAGTTGGTGGATGGTGTGAAGTCTATAGAAAAGACAGAGAGCCTGAACGTGTAGAAGTATCACTTGATGAATATGTCGGTAAAAAGAAAGATGGGACAGTCAATGCTCAATGGAGTGGCAAGCCAGCGACAATGATTAGAAAAGTTGCAGTTGCTCAATGTTTAAGAGAAGCTTTTACATCAGAATTCCAAGGAATGTATGTTCCTGAAGAAATGGGTGTTGAAGATACAACAAGTAATTTTGTTGTAGAAGAAACTCCTCAAGTGCATCAAGCAATTGAAGCAAATACAGCTCCAACAATGCAAGACATCATCAATGAAGAAAAACATGCTGAAAAAGTTCCGGTTGATGACTTTGACCCAATGTCAATGTAGGAGGTAATAGGATGCAAGAAGATTACATTATACTTCCTCAATCATTTACAAGTACAAAAGCCTATAGAGATACATACTCTCTATGGACTTTCACTTATCTATTATTCAATTGTGATTATAGCGGATATTTAGAATTGGACATTAGAAATCTAGACTTGCCAATCAGTGAAAACAAGTTCAAAGCATCATTAAAGAAACTATATGATGAAGGACTGATTTATGGTGATACACAAGGAAATCATAGAGAAATCTATATAAGTGATTATCAAGAAAAGTATGTAGAATAAGAGGTTTAATCAATGGCTGAAAAAGAGGTAAAGAAAGGGTACACAGGATTTTCAAACGAGCTGGTGAATGATCCTATTATTAAAAATTCAAAAGCATGGACTCTGTTTTCCTATTGCCTCTTTAAGGCTTATTTTGATGATAAGTATGGAGAGGCAGGAACCTTTACAACCACACAAATAGAAATGAGAAAAAATTTGAGTTGGGACAATAAAACCTTAAAGAAATTTATGGAATTCCTAAAAAATAAAGGCTATATAGATTACAAAACAACTCCTCAAAATACATTTATAAAGGTACTTGATTATAAGAAGTGGAGAGGCTACTAGTATAGGAAAAAATCCCATACGGTATAGGAAAAAATCCCATACGGTATAGGAAAAATTCCCATACGGTATAGGAAAAAATCCCATACGGTATAGGAAAAATTCCTGCACCCCTTTCTATATATAAACAATATAAACAATATAAACAAGAAAAAACAAGATAAAACAAGAGGGGTGTGTTGCACACTCACAGATAACAATCCTTCGCATACGACATTGCAGATTGCTATATATAGTAGCGCCCCTCCATTTAGTGAAAGGATTAGTTAAATTTGGAAAAAACGGAAATCAAAAAGATTTTGAAATTTTACAAAAATCTAAATCCATCAACACAATTAAATATCAATGATAGAGAAGTTATAGAAGTCTGGTGTGATGTGTTTATGGAGTACTCATATGAACAGGTAAGAAATGCAATTGTAGCATTTTCAAAAAAGAAACCTTTTGCTCCAAGTATAGGAGAAATTATTTCTAACATTGAAGTTCCTGAATACACAATTGAAAAGATTCCACCCAACACAGTAATCATTCAGTTTGAGGATGAAGCTTATGGAAACTTTCCATTTAGATTTTTAAATTCACAAGATGCTAAAGAATATTCCAAAAAGTTTCAAGAATGCAATTACGATAAAGAATCAATCAAGATCTTACATGAAGAACATGTTAGAAAACGAAATGCTGGAGTTCTTACATACAGGGGAGAAGCAAAGGCAAGATTAGAACAAAAACTTCAAAATCAAAATAACAAGGGAAGTAGAAGATATGATAAACAGAGTAGTTTTAGTTGGTAGGATGACACGTGATCCTGAACTCAGAAGAACTCAAAACGGTTCAGCAGTTACAAGCTTTACTTTAGCAATGAACCGACCAAAGAGAAATGATGAAGAACAACAAGCTGATTATATTTCATGTGTTGTTTGGAATAAGGTCGCTGAAAACGTCGACAAGTACTGTTCCAAAGGTTCATTGGTTGGAGTTGAAGGAAGACTTCGCTCAAGATCTTATGACAACGCTCAAGGTCAACGTGTATATGTTACTGAAGTTGTATGTGATTCAGTTCAGTTTTTAGAAACAAAACCTAGAGACAAATATGAAGAACAACAATATCATTCACAATCAACATACAATCCAAATCAGTACCAACAACCAATACAAAATCAACAACAAGACAGTTTTATGAATGAAAATCCACCTTTCAACATCATGGAAGATGACATTCAATTCTAGTCTAAAATAAAAAACTCAAAATTTTCATTTCTAGCGAGTGTTTACTGTTAAGATGATTAACTTTACCAATTATCTAAAAACATTCGTTAGAATGAAGATTTGACCAAGAAAATAACAAATTAAACAAAAAGGAGAGATGAAAATGCTCATAAAAAAAGATGAAGAACCGTTTTTCTATAAATTTCTTTCAATTGCAAAGGAAATCATCGGAAAAAACAAGACTTACACACCAGTATTTTATGGTGATGATGAAAAGCTCTATTTAGTATGTAACAACTATGCTGCAGTTTATGACTTTCAAAGTAATTTGCTTTTAGATGATGAATTAAGAGAGTTTGGAAAAATCCCTTATGAACTATCACAATTGCCTAACGGAGATATGAAATTGGCGAAAGCTGAACATTTCAGCTGTCAAGAATCATATTTGATTGCAGTTAGAAATTTCTTTAAGCATGCGGGTTACATGTCGAAAAAGGTTTTTTCTGTAGATAAAGGTGATCCTTACAAGATTCCTAAAATTGTTGAAGTTACAAATCGTTGGATTTCTGAAGAAGATAATAAGATTTTGGACAAGATAGGATTTCCTGATATCTATATGTTGGATGCAAAACGTGTTGATGAATTCATTACGCTTGCTGGTGATTGGAATCCATATTATTTGGCAGCGTGTGATCAAACTGAGCTAAATGGTGGTCAAACAACCATCACAATGACAATTTACTTCAATATCAAAGATGACCCTAAGAAAAGTGCTTGTGATCAACAAGAAATGGAGCTTGTACAACAACCTACGAACTATGATGAATTCGAAGATATGGATGTAGAAGAACCTGCAGATGATGAACAAGAAGAAATAATTGAGGATGATTACCAAGAAGAGGAACGATTGGATGCACTTCTTGAAGATGCTGTTGTTCCAGAGGAACTAGAAGATGATTTCGACCCAATGCTTGCTTGATTTAGGTATCAAAAATGATTACAAGAAATTTTGGTTTACCGTTCCAGGAGCAATCGTTGGAAAAGGTCGGCCAAGGTTTACTACTCAAGGGAAATTCGTTAGAGCGTATACACCTAAAAAAACAAGGGATTACGAACAAAAAATAGCAATGTGCTATCGAAAAACTACAAGTTATCAAAGCGATAAAGCTTTGAGAGTGAAGATATTTGCTTATAGAGAAATACCAAAATCAACCACCAAAAAATTAAGAGGTTGGCTTTTAGATAAGACATTTCTTTGTACAGTAAAACCGGATATCGACAACATTATAAAAGTGGTTTTAGATGCACTCAATAATGTGGCATATTACGATGATATTCAAGTGTGTGAACTGGTTATCATTCGCGAATTTGCTGAAAATGAATGTTTAAAAATATGTCTAGAAGAAATCGGTGAAAAAAGACCGAAATAGGAGGGAAAATTATGGGATTGTTTGATTTAGTTAGAGAAGAACAAGAAGCAAAGAAAAAAGCTGAAGAATCAGCTAAAGAAAATGTAAAAGATACAGTTGTCAAAGAAGTGGAAAAGGTTGAAGAAGCACCAAAAGAAGCTGATCAACAACCTGCTCCAGTTGCAAAAGCTGAAAAACAAGCGACTGAGGAGGTAAAACAAGCACCAAAACAAGCAACTGAAGTTGCAGAAAAACCTGCAGTTAAAAAATCAATTAAAAAGAAAGCTCCTGCTGAAAAAACTTACAAGTATCCATTCGGTGTCTATTCTGAAGGAAGATTGATTGATGTTTCTTCTTATGGATTTGCTGATGGCCAAGAATATATCGAAAAGGAAATTACGGACATCATGTTACAACACCGCCATTATGAATTTGCAGGAACAATGGAATACAGCTATATCGAGGATGACAATGTTCTTGTTGTAACTGGAAAACAACATAGAAAAGGCTAGGTGGTTAACATGGCCAATAATTACACAAGATATAAATTTTACGTCATAGGAGTTGGTGGGACTGGTTCTCTTTTAGCAAGAGACCTTCCCAAACTTCTTTTAGGAACGTCACATAAAATGATGCTCGTAGATGGTGATACAGTCGAATCTAAAAATATCGAACGTCAAGGATATCAAGCTCAAGATGTAGGTGATAATAAGGCTTTGGCATTATCGAGAAAAATCAATTCTCTTTATCCAATAGAGTGTGAATTCGATGATAAATATTGCACTTATGAAAGTTTATTTGCTCTTATCCAAGATGATAAGGGATATGTTCCTGTAATTATAGGATGTGTCGATAATGATGCTACAAGAATAATTTTAGAAAAGGTATTTAAAAAGCTTGATGATGTTATTTATATCGACTCAGCAAATAGTGAATATGAAGGAAATATCTATATCACAACTAAAAAAGACGGTATTCAACAAAGCAATTTGAGAAGCCAATGTTACAAACTTGATTTGGATAAACATCCGCTTGATGTTTCTTGTCAAGAACAGGCCGCCAAAGGAAATGTTCAGTTTCTAGTAACCAATGCAAAAATGGCTGTATCGATATTGGAACATTGCAACGCTTTAATCATGTATCAATTGAAAGAAGGTGTTCAACTTGTCAACAGATTTGAGACAGTTTTTTACGACTGATCATATACCTGATAAATTGGAACCCAACAGTTATGAAAAGTTTTTTATCAACGCTTTAAGTTACACATCGCCAAAAGCCATTGATGATTTAACAATTGCATTTGAAGAAGATGAATCTGATGATTTGATACAAAACTTTCAAGAAATTGACTTATTAGATGAACATGTTTTTCCAGATGTTATCGATTATGAATTTGAAGAAGTTATATTAAGTCCTTTTTTTGACAGAAACGAATTTGCAGTCGATGGATTCGAAACAATAATTGAAGGATTATATGATGAACAGAATGAAGTGTTTGTAAATGTAAGTTTTATTATTCCACAATTAAAAGGTGTCTTTAGAGAAACATATGCAGAAGCCAAAGAGTGGTGTGTGTACTCGGATGAAACATTATCCGAACCAAAAGTTGATTATTACTGTCTAGGTACCACTGAAATGCAGTTCTTATATATCAAATTCAAGAATAAGGGAAAAGCTAGGGAATTCAGAAAGTTTTATAAAAAGAGCTATCAAATAAGAGCAATGCTATATGGTTTTGGATATCGATTTATAAATGGTCAATTTGTTAAAGGAAACGTAAGAAACATTGAAATTGAAGGATGGGAATATCCTGATTTGAATTTTGGAGTGGCAAATGAAGCTCTAGAAATCATGGCCAATGTTTCAAAAAAAGAAAGACACAATACGGAATTGTTGCAAATAATAGTCGAAAGAAAAGTATATGATTGTGATTATAAATTTACTTCAAATGCTTTGATTTCAGCTCTTTCAAACACATTAAAGACAAAAAGCGAGGTGATCATGTAATGAGAGAAGCAATCATTCGTTTAAACAACAAAAAAGATGATGCTGAATTATGTATCAAACAAAACGAGAAGATTACATTCAAAATGCTTTCAAAAGAAGAACTGGTAAAACTTTTTAATGATTTTTTTATCAAAGATCAGCATGAGAAAGCAAACATAAAATTGTTTTCTGAAAACACGATAGGTGCTGGTATTGATTATACCGTTATAAAGCAACCTGAGCATATGCAATATGTTACTTATAATAATCATTCATACAAAGTAAATTTTCCTAATGCTATTTATATCGTTCGATATGACAACAAAATCGTAAAAGGCATCCAATGTTATTGCTATAAGAAATACAAAGGTCCTGAAACTGAGTTATATGAATATGCAATGCCAAATATGTTGACAGGAAATGCAATGTGCATGGGTAGTGCCGATAAAAGGATTGTTGATGGTGATATTGAAGCTGCTTTGAATAAAATTATCGCTACACCTTACTCACACGGCAATTTTGATGGTATAAAAGGATTTTCAACAACAGTCAGCTATTTTGAATATTTAGAAGATAATCCATTTCCTTACAAACTTTTAAGAAAATTGAACAGGAAATTAAGAGATGTCAAAGTGTGATGAATTAAGAGCTTTACTTCTTGAATGGGGTGAAGATAATTATTTGCCCCTCAAGAAAAAAATTGCATATCTCGAGAATGAAAATTATCGTTTGAGAATGCAAAATTTAAGAATCAAAGAAAGAAATGAAAGACTCACGTTGATCGTAAAGAAAAGAAGAAAGGAAGCAAACTGATGAAAATAGATAGAGGAATTGTTCAATGTGATAGATGTAAAAGAGTTTTTAAAACCAAAGAAGTCACTAATTATAAAATTTCATATCAAGCGTATGGATTAAAAAATAATGATGGCATAGGACTTGTAACAAAGAAAGCAGAAATCTGTTCTGATTGTAACAGGGATTTTGAAAATTTCATGTGTAATAAGCCAGTGGCAGGACGTGATACAAATGACAGGTGAAGAATGGTCAAAACTTTGTAAAGAGCGTGGTGTTGTTGTCCTCGATGCAAATTACAAAGATATGACACAAGATGATGCTTTAAAGTATTTTGATTTATTAAATACTGCAATGGATCATGCTTTTGCTAGAAAGTACGATTTGGAAACCGGCCAATATGAAGATTATGCATTGCCTGATGGAGCTACATATTACGAGGATGATATGAACAAGAAAATTGCTTGTTGCGAATGTGGTAAGAAAGTCATTTATGGAATTACTTATACATCGAGAATTATTTTGGATAAATACGGTTTCGGATATGCAGTTTGCAAGGAATGTTATTTTAAAAATGATTTGAAAGATATCGTTAAGAAAGGTTAAGAGTATAAGAATATGGGAATTAAAGAACAAGTTTTTAAACAATCCATTGAAATTTATGGAAAAGAAGCACAATCAAGACAAGCTATGGAAGAATGCGCTGAACTCATTCAAGCAATCAATAAGTGTTTACGCTATCCAAGCAAAGAAGAATGCAAGAACAATTTAATTGAAGAAATATGTGACGTAGAAATCATGCTCTTTCAGTTAAAAGAAATGTTCGGCATTACAAATGAAGCGGTTGAAAGTTATAAACTTTTAAAAGCTAAAAGAGAAAAAGAAAGGTTGAAAGATTATGGAAAAAACTAAAATGAAAACAGTTGGAGTATTTTTAGCGCGTATGCAACCAGTACATAAAGCACATTTATTCATGGTTAATAAAGCTTGCGAAGAATGTGACGAAGTATGTGTAATTTTAGGAAGCGAAAACAAAAAGGACACATTAAGAAATCCTTTTACAATTGAAAAACGTAGAGAAATGTTATTGGAATCTCTACCTGAAAAATATAGAAGTAAAATTTCAGTTTATGAGATTCCAGATTGGTCCATGGAAACAAAAACAGAGGATGATAAAGTCTGGGGAAGATACTTTTATTACAATGTCGTTTCAAGAATAGGTCAAAAGCATTTCAAACTCTATTATTCTGATGGAATTGATAATCTAAACAGTTGGTTTGATGAAGAAATCAAACAATACGTTGAATATAGATTGTTTGAAAGATCTAGTTTATTTGCAGGACTATCAGCAACAAAGATTAGACAAGCTTTTGTTGATGATAACAAAGAATATATCAAGCAATTTTGCCCTCAAGTAGTAATGAATAACTTTGATTATTTAAGAAATTACTATTTAGGAGTAGTTGACAAACCTAAAGAAGATTGGGAGATGAAATAATGAAAAACTTTGAAAAATGGGAAAAAGAACTTTTAGAAATGGCGAAAACAAATGATAATCTTTGTATTTCTAAAAAAGATAATAAGCCACATAAATGTGTTGGTATGAATTGTAGTGATTGCTTATTAAAAAGTGATACAGCACCTTGTAGAAACATGTTAGTACAATGGCTCTACGAAGAATACAAAGAGCCTATCAAGCTATCTCGTTTAGAATTTGAATTGTTGAAACGTCTTAAAGGTGAAAAGCTTGAATATCTAGCAAGGGATAAATATAAAGTTTATGTTCATGCATATGGCACTAAACCTCAAAAAGGAAATCTCGGTTGGTATACGGAGTCAAGAGATTGCTGTTGTTTATCTTTATTTAGTAATTGTTTTAAACTCATCAAATGGGAAGATAAAGAACCTTACAAAGTCCAAGATATTCTAGATAACTGCGAGGTAGTTGATGATGAATAGGCCCAAAATAGAAGAATGTACACGTGAAATAACATCGTACGAACTAGATGGTAGCGAGACAAAACAAAAGGTCACGGATTTAAAAAAATACAGTTTCAACTTGGAAAGATATTGTGATCAGTTAGAAAATGAAATCAAATCTTTAAAAGAAAATTTTGCCGATTGCATTAAAGAAAATAAGCGATTAAAAAAATCATTCAATGAATCAATAGATATGTTGGTATTCGCGCATGAAAATGGAGTTACAGATTGCTATGAAAAATGTCCTTTTAAAGAAGAATGTCAAGCAGATGACACCATGGAAAGTCATTGTGTAAAAGCTTCAAATTGGAAAAGGTTGGTGCTTGAAAATGGCTAAAACAAGAGGACAACTAATATCTATGTTCCAACATATGAAAACAATGTCTAATGATAATGCAATCAAACACATCAAGCATGAAGATATTGATACTACTTGTCAATATCTTTTAGAAGATAAGCAAAAGATTGAAAAGTTGGAAAAGGCTCTTGATAAGGCATGTGAAGAGCTGAAAAAATGTGAAAAAGATTTTGATAAAATATATGGTACCAGCTATGCAAAAATAAAGAATAAAAAATATTGGAAAAAGGAGTTGATGAAAGATGACTAAATTTGAATTGGATCTATTAAAAGAATTCTCTGATGATGGATGTGGTGGAGATGACTTTGATGAAATCAGTACATTAGTTGGCATGAGAATGAGAGGTTACTTTCAAGACGCTGAAGATGATGAAACTATTGATGAATTGATTTGGAGGTATGAAGAATGTATAAGCCACCAATAGAAATAGTAATGAAAGAAGTGTTTCAAAAGATGAATGAGGATTTTGAAAATTCAGTACTTAAAGCTGTACAAAAAGTCGGTATAAATGTTGATAAAGAAGAACTTCTAAAAGCTCTAATTTATGATAGAGGACAATATGATAAAGGTTATGAGGATGCAATGAATGAGGTCAAGCATCCTCAACCTCTTAAGTTTGAAGATTTAGCTCCTGGTATGTGGGTTTGGGATAATTTCTTTACAACTTTTACAAGAGTAGAAAATACATATTTATATCCTGATGATGCTCTTGCCAAAGGAACTAAAATGATAACGTTTTATTGCGATACAGGTGTTCTAACTAGGGTGTTTAAAGAAAACAGATATTATCCAGTTCAAATTCCATGGGAAGGAGATAAAAAACAATGGGAACGTACTATAGAAAGTTACAAACAGTAAAGCATGCGTTGCAATACTATATCACTAGACCAAACGCTAATGAGAAAGATTTAGCAAGAGAAAAGAATTTATTAAAACAAGTTGAAGAAGAAGTGGAAATTTTCCAAGAAAGAAATCATATTCCAAAAAAAGAGGTGGAAATAAATGATTAAATATTGCCCAGATTTAACCGGGTTTGAAATAAGAGAATCGTATTTACGCGGGGGAGGAACGAATAAAACAGTTATTTTAAATCATTGTTTAAAAGATTCATGCATTGCTTATAAGAATGGTAAATGCATTAAATATAATAACAATGTAGAGATAAGACAAGAGGAGAGGAAATAAATGAAAAAAGTATTAATCATATTAGCAAGTGTATTTGTTTTAACTGGATGCTCAAAAGCATCTAGAGTTAATCATAATATTAGAGAAGATGCCAACAATTTTAAAATCACAAGAAAAGTCGTTGCTCTTAACACAAGAACAAATGATCCTTTATTTACCGTTGAGGGAAAGATTTCCCTTGATAGTGATGAAGATGGAGATTTAAACGTAACAATCAAAACTGGAAAAGGAAAGTACAAGTTGTTCTATGCTCATTTATCAAATGATGTTACATACACCTGTATTCAAACAGAAGCCAAGAAAGAAAACCCTTATGCCTATGACATTCAGTTCTTTCCAGCAAAAGAAGTTATTGAAAATGGGATTATTGATATTAAATCGAGTGAGTAGGTGATAAATAATGCAGGTTAAATCAGAAACTGAAAAGGATATAGAAAAACGCTGTGAAAATTTAAAAGAACAAAATGAATCGCTGATTAACGGGGTGGAAGCTGCAGAAAAAACAATAAACAATCTATATGGTTTGCTTCGAGAATACTGTCAGCAAAAAGAAAAACTCTTAAAACAAAATACAAAATTGTTAGCGATTTATACTGTCGTTATCATAGCTCATGTAATCACTACGATTATTGATCAATCGTATCGAAATACACTTATGTTTTATTTTCTTACAATCGTAAGTCTTGTGTATGGTATTGGTTGTGTAGTCAAAAGTCATAAAAGAAAAGGTGGTTGGAATGAATATATTGATTGAAAAACTTAATGATTGTCAGTTGACTGAACAAGAAATCAAATACGTCATTGGTCGTTTAACATGTGCAACCAACTTTGATAAAGAATTGCATTTGAAGGCAATTGAAAAGCTTGGAATACAAAGAAAGTACCTTGAAGAAGGCAATGTAGAAATAAAAGAAGATGGTGATAAATAATGTACATTAACCCATTTTGGTGTGGAGTTGCAGCAACTATTCTTGCTGAATTGGTAGGAATAATTGCTTATGCAATTTATCAAGATCACAAAAATTAATAATTAATTATTTTGGAGGGCAAGGAATGAAATATACAGATGAAGAAAAGAAGATCATTGATGAAGTTAAAAAATATCTTAGAGAATTACGTCTAATAAATATTGAAAAGTTTTCTTTGACTTTTGAAATAGAGGATATCCCAAGTCCTCAATCTATAAAATACAGTGATGAAATGCCAGGAGGATTTTCAAAATCAAAAGGAGAACAAATTACTTCTAATATGCTACGCAGAGAGCTATTAACAAAGCGTGTGGCGCTATTTAATCAAGAACTGGATAGATTTATGCCGTTACTTTATTTGCTCAATGCAGGACATAGAAACATCATTAGAACGTATGTATGTTCAAGAGGGTACAATGAAATGATTGATACATTAGAAGAGTCGTTTTGTATCAGCAAATCAACTTACAAAAGAGAGTTTCCAAAAGCGTGTTTAGAATTATCCAAATATCTTGACATGGAACACCGCCCATCACTTGAAAAATTGAATAATATCTTTTATGAAAGTATCAAGAATGAATAGGAATTTCATTCTTTTTTATTCGTCAAAATAATCTCTAAAAGTCTATATATGTCTATAAATACACCTAAATACGCTTAAGTTTAACTAACTTTACCTTAATTCACCTAAAAAATCTTCATTTTTTTCTTATTTGTGTTATATTATTTATGTAGCTTGGAAGTATCAAAATCATTGTAAAAACAACATAGCTACAATGCTTTTTGTAAGTATGGGAATAAAATAGCATGCTAAAAGAAAAAAGGAAGAACGGCAATTCTTCCTCTTTTTCTACTTCGAATACTAGCTTTAAGTAAGTGTGGGATTAGTTCAACAACATTTTAGTTGCTACTAAGATTAAAAAGAGCATCACTAGGTATTCCATGAATACTTGCTCCTTTCCTTACACCAAAGCTAATATTCTTGCTTGATGTAAATAGCATGTTGCTAGTACCTCCGTAGTATATTTTGCACATCTTTGGATGTGCTTTTTTATTTTATCACATTTTGTTTTAAAATGTCTATTTGGGAGTGGTGCAGAAAAGCGAATAAAAGCAGTGTTTCGAATCTCTAGAAATAGTATCAAAAGCCATAAATAAGAACATTTTTATCACAAGTGACAACTTTTTATTAAAAGTGGACCCATTTTGGACCCAAAATGAACCCAAAGTGAGCCCTAATTGGACCCAAAGTGGACCTAGATTGAACCCTTATTTCCGTGCTATTATGCTATTGTGGTTTTTAAAGAAATGAAACAATCCCATTTAATTTAAAATCACAGTTCAGACATATAGGTTAAACCCCTTGCAAAAAAGTTCCTTACGGGAGCTTTTTTCTTTTGCAAAGAACAACGTCGCAGTTTTAACTGTTGTTTATATAAATAAAAAAATGGAGGTGGTGACATGATTTGGAAAAACACGAGTTAGCGTTTGAAGACTATAAAAACGGCATGAAGCAAAAAGAAATTGCTAAAAAATATGGTACGACAATCAACACTGTCAAGTCATGGTCACGCCGTTATGAATGGTCAAAAAAGAAGAAAAAGGGTGCACCCCAAAATAAAAGTGTGCACACCAAAAAAGAATGCAAAAAAATAGCTGAAGAAATAGTAGAAACAAGTGAGCTGGATGAAGAACATCAGCTCTTTTGCATTTATTATTTGAAATATCATAACAAGGTCAAAGCATATCAAAAAGTAAAGCCAAACACTCCATACAATAGTGCTTGTGTGATGGCTTCTCGTTGGTCTAAGCAATCAGCAGTAATAGAAGAAATAAATCGGTTAAAAAAAGAATTGTATGAAGATGCTCTTCTTGATCCGCAAGATATTGTTCAAAAATATATTGATATTGCCTTTGCTGATTTGAATGATTATTTGGAATATGGCCGAGAGGAAGTACCAGTAATTATTAAAAATCCTGATACAGGTGAGGATGAAGTTCTAAAGCGAACTGTCAATATGGTTAAATTCAAAGAATCGGCATTTGCTGATGGAACAATATTAAGTGAAGTTAAACAAGGACGTAATGGAGCAAGTATTAAATTAGCTGATAGAATGAAAGCTCTTGATTGGTTATCTAAACACATGAATATCACTACTGAAGAACAAAAACTCAAGATTGAAGTATTGAAAAAACAATTGAATACGAATGATCAAGAAGATGATGGAGTTGAAATCATAAATGATGCACCAATCTAAGAAAAAGCAGGTTCGTATTTCAGATATTGTCATTCCAAAGTTTTTGACTTGTTTCAACGATATTTCACATGTTCATAAAATTATGGATAGTGGTCGTGCTGGAACAAAATCAAGTTATGCTGCTATTCATGGGATTTATAAGATTGTAAGTGAAGATGAATGCTCGGTAATAGTCATGAGAAAGTTCCACAATAAGCTTTCTAAGACTGTCTACAATGAATTTAAACGTGCAATCAAACGTTTAGGCTTGAAGAAAAAACAATTCAAGATAACCAAGAATCCAATGAAGATTACATATCTTAAAAATGGCAATTCGGTTTATTTTACAGGGAACGATTCCATTGACGATACAAAAGGGATCATTGATGAAGAGAAGCCTATCAAGCTTGTTATTTTAGATGAGTTGACTGAGTTTTTTGAACGTGGCCAAGGAGAAGATGAAATATCCAACATAGAAGCGACATTCGTACGTGGTAATGATGATGAATTCTGTATGGAGTATTATTTCAACCCTCCTAAAAATCCTAACGCACCTATTTTTAAATGGGTCAAAAAGATGGAAAAACGTAGTGACTGCATTCATATCCATGTTGATTATAGAGATGTACCAGAAAAGTGGCTTGGTAAAAAGCTTATTCAATCAGCGATGGAAATGAAAAAAGTCGATGAAAGAATGTACAACTGGATTTGGCTAGGAATATCAATTGGATTGGATGAAATCATTTATTACATGTTTGATAAAGATAAACATATTTTGGATAGAAATCTTACAAATGATGAAATAAACGGAATTACAAGGATTGATGCATCTTGTGATTATGGCCAAATGAATGCGACAGTATTTGAGTTTTGGGGACTCAATCCCACGTTGAAAACTGTTTTTGGACTTGATGAATTTTATCATTCAGGGCGTGAAAGTGGTAAACAGCTGACACCTAGTGAGTATGCATTTAAGTTCAAGAAGATGTGTGAAAAAATCAAGGAAGAATATGGCCAATATCCGCAAAGTCTTTATATTGACCCTAGTGCAAGAGGACTTGCTGAAGAAATCAAAAGAGCTTGTCCGTTTATAAAAATAAGAGGTGCTCAAAATGATGTCAAATTAGGGATTTCAAGAGTCCAAAAAGCAATAGCGTTTCAAAAAGTACTGTTCAGTACACGTCAGGAAATGCTTTTGAATGAAATCGTTATTTACAGCTATGATAAAAAAAGTATTGAAAGTGGTGTTGAAAAACCAGTAAAAGATGATGATCACTGCATGGATGCATTAAGATATTACATCATGGGCATCTGGAAATATATTAAAAGATATCTTCCTGATGTAGAGAAGAATGAAGGTGGTGAGGATGGTTAGTGTTTACAGCAATAAAAAGATTTCTAGAAAGGATTAAGAATAGAATGTTTGCAACAAAAGATATAAATAAATTTTTCGATATCGATATTGCAATGTCGAACGATATGGTCGACTCAATTGATTTATGGAATAAGATTTTAGAAAACAAACAGCCTTGGCTTGATAATGAAAAAGGTGTTAAATCATTGGCATTGGCTCAAGGAATTGGTGAAGAGCTTTCTAAAACATCAACAAGAGAATTGATATCAAAAGTTATATCGAATGATTTTGTCAATCAGGAATATCAAGAGTTTATTAAGGATATGAATGAAAATCTTCAATGGGCTTTAGGTGAAGGTGGTGTTGTTTTCAAACCATATGTAAGTGACAATCAAATATTTGTTGATATTGTACATGCTGATAAGTTTTTTCCTGTTACATTTAACGGAAGAAAGAAAATTACTGCAGGTATTTTTGTAGAACAAATTTTCAAAGGCAAAAACGTATATACTCGATTAGAATATCAAAAGTATGAAAATGGAGTAAATACATTTGAAAACTATGCTTTTATGAAAAGAGATTATTCTCAAGGAAACTATAGCTTTTATACTGATTTTGGCAATCAAATTCCATTGGATACTATTCCAGAGTGGAAAGATTTAGAGGAACATTTTGAGATTGGTGGCGTTGACAGACCGCTTTTTTCTTACTTCAAAACACCAGTCATCAATACAATTGATAAGATGTCCCCGCTCGGTGTACCTTGTTATGTCAAAGCAATCAATTTGATTAAAGATGCAGAGGAACAATACAGCAGATACATTTGGGAATTCGTTGGTGGCGAAATGGCAGTTGAAGCATCAAGTGATGCATTTGAAATTGATTCACGTACCAATGAACCAAAACTTCCTGAAGGAAAGAAAAGATTGTACAGAACATACGATATCGATAATCCTTCAGGACAAACAACTAATATCAATGAATTAATCAAAGTACATGCACCTCAATTAAGAGATGCCAACTACGCTGCAGGTTTCAATGATATTCTAAAGAGAATCGAATTCGAATGTGGTTTATCGTATGGTGATTTAAGTGATCCACAACAAGTCGATAAAACTGCAGAAGAAATCAAATCATCCAAACAAAGGAAATATGATACTGTTTCAGCTATTCAAGACAGTTTGAATACTGTACTTGAGGATGTAGCATATGCAATGAATGTCTACGCTATTGGAATGGGCAAATCAAAGTCTATGGAATGTGTTGTTGAAACTGATTGGGGAGACAGTATCTTGACCGATACTGAAAAACAAAGAAATATCGACCTTCAAGAAGTCAATGCTGGTTTGATGCCTGAATGGAAATACAAAGTCAAATGGCAAGGCATGAGTGAAGAAGAAGCAAAAAGAGAAGTTGCTGAAAATTCTGATGAAGGCATTGAATATGATGATGAAGATGACGATACAGAAGAGGATGTAAATGTTAACTGATAAATTTTTAGAAGAGTCGGGTGATGATGTCTCAAATGACTTCAGCACATTGGAAACTCTTCTTTTAATTTGGATGGGTTTGCGTTTAAGAAATCTTGCATCTTTAGAAAGTATTGAAGAAGAGTATCCAAAATGGAAAAACAAAGCTTGTAGAGAGTTTTTTGAATATTCGGGTACTGAATTCCAAAAGGTCAAGAAATCGTCTCAAAGCAAAGTAAAAACAGCTATCAAGAGCGGCATAGCAATGACAGTAAGCAATATCTTTTCAAGATTAAAAGATACTGATTCTCAAACTTCTAAAAAAGACATGATGAACAGGTCAAATAAGAATTTGAACAAGGGTATCAAGGATACTCAAGGTGAAATCAAAAACCTTTGCAACATTTCAAGAAAATGCACCAACAAGCAGTTTATAAAGGCATGTGATGAAGCATATTCTAGAATTGTTACAGGAAACAATGCCGACAAAGCCATTGAATTATCAATCAGAAAGCTTTCTCAAAAAGGTATCGAAGTAGTTGGTTATACTGATCATACAATTTCAATGGATGCTGCAGTTAAAAGAGCAGTTACAAGTGGTGTCAATCAAACGTCTTTGAAATTTAAAATGGATAACTGCAAAGAGTTGGGCATTAACATTGTAAAGACTTCAAGTCATGGAGGTGCTCGACCATCCCATCAGGAATGGCAAGGTAAATTATTTTATCTTCATACTCCTGTAAAAGGTCTACAGAACTTTAAAAAGGCAACGGGATATGGCCGTGTTGATGGCCTAGGTGGAGCAAACTGTAGGCATTCTTTTTATGAGGTTACTGATTATGAGTATAAGAACAATCTAGTCGATACCGAAGAATTTGACAAGAACAGGAATGATGATCAATACGAGCTGGAACAAAAGCAAAGATATTATGAGCGTCAGATTCGTTCTTGGAAGAAAAGAAAGAATATTCTTGATGAATGTGGTGTAGATTCCACCAAAGAAGCTAAAAAGATTAGAGAATGGCAAGATAAACGTTCTCAATTCATTAAAGAAAGCAACATTCAATTCAAGAAAGAACATGGTATTGATAATGTTCTTAAAAAGGCTTATACGAGAGAGAAAGTTGTTAATAAAAATATAGATCAAATGTATAGACCTGTTAAAAGAAGTGGTTCTGATATTGATTTCAAATACAGCGAGGATGTAAAAATCAAAGCTCAAAGAGTAACTACTTATGGTGATGAAGTATATGTTTCAGACAATACAAAAATCAAACCAATGACACTTCATAGAATCAAAACTCATAATGATGAGATACTAAAAGAGTATGGGATTGATAAAAAACCTAAAATTGTAATATTTGACATAAACGAATACAGTGGAGCGTATGGCAAATATAACGCCGTTGACAACACAGTATATTATTGTTCTGATATTTTAAGCAAGGAATTAAAAAAAGATGTGGATACCGTAAGGCATGAATTATGGCATATGAACCAAGCAGAAGAATATAGAGCTAAATTTGGTGAGATAACTGATGAAAATCATCTTGATTATATTGCTTACACATGTGGCGTAGCAAAAAAATACATTGATAAAATGGGTATTAATGAATATAATGTAGGTGAGATAAGTGATTACGCCAAAAAGATGTATAAGTATTCACGTTATGATGAAGTGGAAGCTGAA